ATTGTGGCAGAGCGATCTGCCCCCAATAAGAAGGATCCCTTTGCGAAGTGAGTGCTGTCTTTGCCGTGATCGGCCTTATAGGCTTAGCGTACGTATCGTTTTGGGCGTGTGTGATTTTAGTCTATGTGATTGTGTGGATCTTCGAGTCGATAGCCAAGTTGCTTAAATAGCCTGATCCTCCTCGTCGTCGTATCCTTCGTTCTTATCTTCGTCAAGTATGTCAGCGAACTTTGCTAATGAACGCTTGTCGTCATCTATTGGCCCGCCAAGTTGCTGAAAGTCACACGTCCGTACAGGGGAACAGGTAATATCCAGCAACACGCAAAATGCGACAGGCTTGCTTTCGATATCTGCCCACTTGGGTGTTAGCGGCAAAGCACTAGCCTTTAAGTCTTTAGCTGGGCCATTCTCGATATACATTTTAATGTCACTCGAATTAACGAAGAACCTACAATTAGCACACAGTCTTCCCCTAGCGTCGCCTTGTGTGACTCCCCACTTCTCTGCCTTTGCGTCCCAGAAATCATTGTTTGGTATGCGTGGATCTGCAGGTCCAAGACCCTTTTCACGTATCCCAAATAAGTGATTCTCAATATTTTTTGAGTTATCCTCTAGCTCCTCTGGGAAAAAGGTTTTGGCTACCTTGCCTGATAGCGGGTCTTTTGATGGCATTTGCCCACAATAAGGCACTAGCTGTTAAAAATCAATGCCAAACCAATAATCACACATACTATCGCTATGGCTGTAAAGATGCTCATACCTTTGAGCAAGAGGCCATTTTCTTCTTGGACTCGTCCCATTTCCAGCCTTTCCCGCTAGATCTCCATCCCCTGGATTTTGCGTAGAGGATTGACCCATGGTCACACCCCCAGTCCTTGGCAATCTCGTTGATAGACATCCCAGACTCGTATTGAGCCTTCCAGATAGTCCACCTACGCTGAACAATATCTGCACTTCGGTTAGCTGGCTTACTGGAAGCCCCTCCCTTGTACTTTAATTCGTCTGGAATTGGGATTGTAGCACGTTCTGGCATCATCTGGACGGGATCTATGGCTACGTTGATAGAGAGGTCTACAAAGTACTTCTGAAGCCTTTTAGCTATGTCTGCGTAGTCATTAAAGTTCTTTACCGCACTGCCTAGCCTCTTCTCAAGGTCGTTAACCCTGTGGGTAAGCACCATTATGGTGTCCAATTGCTTTTCAAGGGCATCAAGCCTAGAGCCTATGGCTTGCTCGCGGATTATATCCGCATTCACGACCCCCTTTAAGCTACTGACCTCAAATTGAGGCCCACGATCTAAGTTACGTTCGAATGCTTTCAATAGTGACATTGTGTGTTCTCCTTTTTAGTTCCTCCAAAAGATGTTTAGCGTATTGGCTACCCATCTCGCAACCCTTGATGAATGGATTGCCTTTTTTCCCGAGTTGCCAGTTCGGGTTTTCCTCACGAGAGGAAAGCCTTGTAAGAATTTCCTTAATCTTATCAGTCTTTAAGTGGTTGATTTTCACGTACTTTGCCCTTGATCAATTTCTTGTTTTTGTGGCTCAAAAGCTGGACCATTTTCTTAGTAACTGCTTCCTTGGCGTAACCAACTGGCCTCCTAGAACCATACTCCCAACTTTCCCACGTTTTACCAGAGACACCCAAGGCTTGCGACGCTTGTGACATCGTGAGGCCAAGTCCCTTTCGCCAAGCCTTGCACGAACAATCCCAATCGTCGCTCGAAACTTTAGCTCTCTCGTTAGCCATAACCCAAATACAATAAGCGGCATCACTAGAACCGCAATCACAAATAGCCACATCGTCGCAATCCCGATAATTATCAATGACTCGCATATGATTTTAACCATTATTTGAGACCACACGATACTTCGGTGATAATTCTACGTAAGAAGTCAAGACCTCCACGTACGTCCCTAAGAGCCTCGCCCTCAAGGTGGCTTCGATCCGAGTGTGACTTGATAGTCGTTTTCATATGAGTGATAATGTCCAACGCCCATTGAAGCTGTTGCACTTGCCTGTGTGATTTAGACTTGCTATGGATCTCGGCCCCCTTACTCGGTACCGATTCATAGATTGCTGGAACTTTAACATCATAACCAATTTCTGCGAGTGTGCTGATCATCATACTTGTTTCCTCCTTTTTCTTATTTTGTCAATGACTGATTTACTGCTCTGATTTTTTTGAAGATCGCCTCCGCAACGTGCGGTACGATTGCATTTCCGAGGGCTTTAAGGCGGTCCACCCGATAGGGTATCCCATTAGCCACTCTACAAATGCCGGGTTCAGAGAGCCAGACTGCTTGTCCAAATTGTCCGTCGCTTGGACTGCTACATCGAGTGTGTCCCTCGATATTTTTCCGTCTCTCATTCTCCCACCCACGTAGCCCCCCTTCCCGTCCCTCGACGATGGTGTTGGCCACATCTTGACTGCTGTCTCCAGCGTTGCTCCCCACTTCACTCCCTTGGCCGAGACTCGACTCTTCCCGCTCTTGTCTACGCTTCCCGCAATCGAACCCGTGTGCGGACCACGTGGAGTTGCCGAAGGTGTAGGCCACATCATCACAGACTCGTTTACCGCCTTCACCAGACACCTGAATCTGTTGTCCTTCGGATTCACGTTGGATGCGTTGTCTGCTGTCGGAGTCGGCCACATCTTGGGGTGTACCACTTGCTCCCGAAGATTGCCCGATCTCGTTCTGTTCTTTCTGTTCTTCTGGTTCGTGCTGCAATCTTCCGCTGGTCTGCTCGGAAGATGATCCATTGTGTTCGGGGTTGCCCAGAATGCGTGCGATGATCCAGCATCTGTCTCTTCTGTGCGGGGCATCGACACCTGCAGCCGGAATAATAAGCGTTTCGACTTCGTAGCCAATTGCTTCCAAGTCAGAATGCACTTGGTCGAGTGCCAGATTGATGAGACCAAACACATTCTCACCAACGACCCAAGTGGGCTTGGCTTCTTGTATAACTCGGAGCATTTCTGGCCAGAGGTAGCGGTCATCCTCCTTGCCTCGTTGCTTCCCGGCTTGGGAGAATGGCTGACAAGGAAACCCACCTGTGAGCAGTTCGATTTCTCCGTAGGCATCGCCCTTAAACTCTCTGATGTCGTTGACGATTGGGATTTCTGACCAATGGGTTTTGAGGATTGCTCTGCAGTAGTGGTCTTTTTCGCAGAAGGCTTTTGTAGAGAATCCAGTTCTTCCTGCGGCCAAAGCGAATCCCCCGATTCCTGAGAAGAGGTCAAGATGGCCATTCACGCCCACCTATCCGACACAAGGTTTCCTTCTGTGTCAAATTCCTGCACTTGTGTCATCTTCTGCCCGTCTTTCGAGGCTACGGAGTATACCTTTCGGTTGCCCTTGCCCTTCCTGTACTGCGTGTGCCCAGAGAGTTCGGCTATCTTTCTTGCATACTCACGGCTTACTCCGACATTCCTAGCTATCTCTGCTAGGCTTCTTTTAGCCCCGACCCGCAACGCTTGCTCTATTTTTGCTCTCTTGTGTGATCTTACGTTGCCTTTTCGGTTTCCCCTGGGTTTCAGCTTTGTGTGTTTTCGGAGATAGTTATACATCGTCCCGACAGCCACGCTATACTCATTCGCTAGAGTCTTTACTGAGACACCAGCGGAATATAAAGCTGTAAGCTTGTCGGAGCTACTTGGGTTTAACTTCATTTAGTCTCCTTGAATATCTTCTCAACTATTTCCTTGGCACGCTTCTCGCCGATCTGGGATGCGTTGTTGGACGCATATGCATGCATTAAGATGACTTGGCACAACTGCTTCATCTGCACTTCGTCAAGTCTTAGGGTTATAGCTGGCTCGGCCTCCACTTGGTGGGCGTGGCTACAAACGGACCACAATATTGCAAGTGCTATTACTTTTCTCATTTCTAATTCCTCCAGAAGTCGATGGACTTCTTTTTGTCGTCTGTCTTTCCAGCGTTAATTACTATGCGTGCCATTCGCATCCCTTGGGCTTGACCCAGCATAAGCAAGGCTCTGGCAAGCAGGTCGTGCCTTTCTGTGAATGTCTTGGCGGTTTCAGCACGTAGTCGAAGCTTTAATGAACGCCTCTCAATGGCATCTGCTTTGGCATCGACTGTGATTTTTGCCATCTCCTCGGCAGACCCTACGAGCCTTCTGTTTCCGATTAGTATTAGTGGTTTTTTATTCATATAGTTGGTGCATACTCCGTTTGCTTTTTATCTTGATGGTAGATCGCAAGCGACCCTGGACCATTCCCTTCGTCGTCCTGCTGAACAATCATAACAGTTCCATCGTCTAGGTGTAGCTGAATGCCAGCCTGATGCCACCCACACATTTCCATATCCTCATCTCCAGTATAGGATACCTTTGTTATAGTAAGACCTACAAGCCTCTCCGTAAGCCTTGCTGTCCATTCCTCACGTAAGGCATTCCTATGATCTGCCTTGGTTTTCTGTTTCATATATTCGTGTTTCATTCGTCTCCTCCTATGGCTTGGACTCTGCATTTGCGGGGTAAATCGTCCAAGCCGATTCGATTACCTCGTGAATCTGCGTAATAACCTTGTATTACATAACCCTTAATCCATCTGGCAATAGCCTCTTTCGCTAGTCCAACAGACTTGTGTCGGGCTGTGCTAATCGGTATGCCATCTGGTGATAGAACAATGTATTTAGTTTTCATATCTCAAAGTTCTCGTATTGCCGACCTTCAGCGTTGTCAATTATGTGACAAAGCTCTAGCCAATGTCTATGTAAAATAGATCGCTGGCCATCCGTAATGGCCGAGCCATCCATAAGCTCACGGCAGAGGTCTCTTGTTTTTCTGGCCATGCCAAGCAACTCTGGTGAAGCCACGGCAAGAACGCAGTTGTGCCAATTACCCTGCAATAGTTTTGGCAAATCCGACAAACTCCAGGGTGCCGGCGTAAACTTCGGCTTCTCACGAAGCCTAATCTTGACGTTGCCCTTGGCGATTGCGTGGGTCGCTAGGTGAACACTTCGGGTTTTGGTTATCATTCTTCATCTCCTATCATCCCCAGCACGGACGACTGGGAATAGATTTCCTTATTCTTAATCTCAGCCTCGGCTTGTTCAAGCTGATACTGGTCCATCCGTGTTAAAAACACACGCCCCGTCGGCGATCTCCAGCAACCGACATCCACAAGCGATACTCTAGCCCACTTATGGTCGTCCATTGTCGTGAGATGCTTTACCGACATAGAGATTGAGCCACGTACCCAACCGCTAGACCGCAGACTCTCATTGAGTTCTGTCTCAAGCCTAGCCTGTCTGGCACGCAACTCAGTCCTGAGTCGCTCGACACTCTCTGTAATACTATCATTTGTGTCCATTTGATTATTCCCTTCTGTAGTTTTGCATTTCTTCCGTCAATTCAGCTTCACGAATCTCGTCAAGCTTACAGAGATCATCTTCGTCTAAAGGAGTTCCATCAACAAAAGATGCTGACTTATGAATCCATTGAACTAGGTCAATCTCTATAGAGTTCTGATCGACTTCCTTCTTCCTTCCTAGGGCTTCTGCCACGGCCTTAACTTTATGGTCGTGTGCCAAAGCAGAATGACGCAACCTTTTTGCAATCTCATTCTTTCTGTTAAGTGTGTTCCCAAGTTCCTGCACCAGCATTGATTTTGCTGTTTGCAGTCTTTTAGCCGAGAACCACAACCCACAAGAGTTACGCTTCATATCTAATTCCTCCTATTTGAACCGATGTTTCCTCCAGCTAGGAGTCTCATTTGAGCCTCCCCGAAGCTGGAATGGGTACACCGAGTCATTCTTCTTCATTACAACGCCCTCAAAAAACTCTGGGGCTTTCGCTAGTAGCTCGGCATACAGCGAGCGTGCGTTCTGCCCCAAGGCAGACGGCGAGACCACCAGTTCGTCCGTCCGTGGTATCTCGCACCATCCAAGCACCCTACCCATTCGCTCGACCTTCTCACGGCGTTGGAGGTAGGTAGCCTCGACGGCACAATCCAGCGTATCTAGGACTATCAGCGAGCCTCTAGCCATTGAGTGACGGCGGGATAGGGCTTCCACGTCCAGCCACTCCGCATCTAGTTCGCTCGCTAGTTTTAACGCCTCTTCAAACTCGCCCTCAATCGAGAGCGGTTCGAGATGGCGATTCCACATTGTCCCGCTGGGGATATGCACAACCGCCCGCCATCCGTCATACTTCGGCTCAACCGAGTACTCTGGGTTGTCGGACGGCCATTTCTGCCCCCGCATAGGCCGAGCAGGAAAGGTCGGAGGGAATACTGCACACTCAGTTGTCATCGGCATTCCTATAGCAGTAGTCCTCAATCGCCTCCTTCGGGGAACGCCCCAGACCAGCGAGCGAGCCATCCTCCCCGCAGTAGTTCTCGTCCGTGCAACTCCACCATCCCATCGGCTCTTCCATAACGTCGAGCGTCATGCATCGGCGTTCCAATCCGTCAGTTCCGTTTGACTCCATAGCCTCTAGCTCGATGGCATTCATTAGAAGCCTCCCGAAATCACTTTACGGCTCACCAGTATGGGGTAGGTGCGTCCAGTAGAGCAATCGAATCCCTCAAGCATAGAAGGCTCGAATATGTCCGTATGCCACTTTCCGTCACCCTCGTCCATCCAGCGGTTGCGGAGTCGCTTGCCAGTCACGTCGGCCATCTTCTGTAGGACGGGGTCGGGTGGAGACCACGCAGTTAGGAAGGAGCATTTTTTCTCTGTCACCCAGCTAAACTCGTAGCAGTTCCACTTCGTACCCCACTTGGCAACAGACCAGTCGTACCAGTTCGCAAAGCCGTAGAGCTTCACGTTTTTTGCGAATACCTTGGCAATCGGTTCGCTAGACTTGGGGTTGTAGGGAAGGCTCTCGCCCCGAAACCCAACCGCATCGGGCATCGGTATGACCTTGTTAAAGTCAAGTTGACCATCCTTCTCCACGTCAAAGTCTAAAAACATCGCTAGGATTGTCTTGAGACCTTGTTTACCAGCTACGCTGACTATGTTTGTGATATGATTCGGCATTTACCTACCCTTCCTTTCGTCCCTATCGTTGTCCGTGGCAATTAGAATATCGTCACGCAATAGGTTGATTTTGTATTTTCTGTTAGCAACGCCAGCAATTATTTTGAAACAGCTTTCTAAAGCCGTATTCTGCCAGCGGGTCGAGCGATCAAAGCCATCGCCCATCCACGATTGCACCATTAAAGGTGTGATATTTGTTTTTGGTGTACTCATTTTTCCTCCTGTTTGGTTTGCAAACGCTTCAGTTCATCTTGTCCGTACTCCGTCAACTTGTAGGGGTTGCGGATATACGCACAATGGCACTCCCTTATCATCCCCTCTTCGCCTACCAGTTCATCTAGTTCGGCATTAGAGAGGTCGTCGGGCAGTTCCTCGATTACATTCACATAATCCAGAATCTCAAGTAGCCTCTGGTTAGCGACGTACTCTGCTCCGTGGTCGTAAGGGTCGCCCTCACGCACTAGGAACATCATAGTTCCCCCGCCCATACTGCTTCAAAGCATTCGTCACAAGAGATGTAGCTCATCTTCTCGGCCTCCTGCTTATCGGCGATGCACGGCCTCCTACGGATGCCATCACGCTTGTTACAAGTCTCGCAAACGCCAGTCTCGCAACTCATCGTACTGCCTCCAGTTCCATAATGAGATCAGCCAGTTCGGATACGGAGATCGCCACAGCGTCCTTAATCGTGGAATCGTAGTTACCAGACTCGACTCCACGTAGGGCGGTTGAGGCGTGGTCAATACCCAGCTTTGACAACTCTCCGAGTTCCTTCACGACTGCGGTACGCATCGTCCCTAGCTCAAGGCGAGGGTCGAACACGCTCTTGAACAAGTTCCACACTTCGTCAGACTCTTCGATCATTCGTTTTGTGGGACTCATAGGGTTAGGCTAGTTTGACTTGGATAACAGCGGGGTAGATCGCTTGGAGCTTGGCGTTGCCGTCAACACCCAACACAGCGGGACGTGCCTCGTGGAATCCAGCCTTCGGGGAGAATCCGCTCGTATAACTCACAGCCGAGGAAAGGCCGAGAGACTCAAAAAGTTTTGCAACCTTCTGAGCCACTTCGGCGTGACGCTCGACTGGAATCTTCGAGGATTCGACTTTGATCGTAAACTGCTCCGCAAAGTGATCGCCAAATCCGAGGCGTTCAATCTGCGTAAACAGAGCAGAGTGTTCGGGCTTTGCCAAATCCAGCGAAGAATAGCGGTTGGTCGGCACTACCTTGGCCGAGCAATCCTTTCCTATCACTTCGACTGGATTGGGGAATGTCGCCCAGCAACGTGCCAACACAGAGCCGAGAAACGCTTGCCGTGTTGCAGAGTTTTTATTTTCTAGCTCCGCAACTTCGTCACGTATCTGGTGCATCGTGCGGAGTTGACTATCCTCCACTTCGCTCGCCGTAACTTGCGGGATAGTTTTTTTGTTGGACTTCTTTTGCAGACCAATCCCAGCCAACACCGAGGTAGGTCGCTTGGTTTCCGTTGTTTGTTTTGTTTGTGTGTCCATATTCGAATCCTACATTGTAGGAGAAGCGTGTCAACAGAAAAAAAGAAAATAGTTTTAACAAAGTTGACATCGTGTTGCCGTACGTGATTCCGAAGAATTTGCGAAACGCAAAATCCCAGGCCGGGGGATGATTTCCAGGTGATGCCGGGCTTCGCATCCCGTCCGTTTGTTGAAAATGAACAACTTACATTTTTGATGTGTGATTTGATTCTGATCCTGCGGCCGGCGCATTTTGCCCGTGCTGATAATCAGGTAGTTATGCAAGCCACAGTGTTTACGGCGGATCTGCCTAAAAATCTAAATCACACACCTCATCCATAGCCGTTCGCTCGGTAGCTCGTTCGCTAGTTAACAACAAGTGATGTGTAAGTATATGGTACTACCAATTTTAGAATTATTCTAAAGAGTGGTCTGGGAAAAACGTGGGAAAATTAGGACAAAAAAAAGGAGGCGGAGGGATCAGCCCCCGCCCCCTTGTGTGATTTGGAGTAGCTTAAACCGCCAACCACTCCTCAATAGCGGAGGTAGCTCGACGAGCCTCCGTGCCCCGCCCGAAACAATCTTCGTATTTCAGCCCCAGATCGGAGCAGATTGAACGGAGCAGGGTCAGCCCATAAACTCCAGACAATTCCTCCACCCGCTGTCCGTCCACGAAAATCATCCCCTTGGGGTCTTTCTTCGAGGATTTGAACGAACGGATGAAACGGCCACGGACTGCATCGGGAAAGCCGTTCAGAACGGACGGATTCCAGATTGTGTGACCATCGCTCCCGATTTCTTCCAGTAGCTTGCGGATTTCATTTTTTAGCGAGGAATTGAACCGCCCCGCTTCGGTTTTTTGTGTGTGTGATTTCATCCTGCGAAAATACCAACGGCCTCCGTACGTGTCAACTTAAAATCACACGTGCAGCCAGATCAAAATTGAGAATCACACACGCCGACCACACGCAGACAAAAAAAAGGAGCGGGAGATTTCTCCCCCGCCCCTTTCGTGTGTGATTTAGTTTTTAGTAAATATCGTCGACGGCCTCCGTCGTAGATTTAACCACACGGAAACCGCCTCCGAGATATTTGTTCAAATCCACACACTCTGCCTCTGCCTCCTTTCTGGTATTAAAAAAATAATCCCCATAGTTTGCCGAGCCGTCCACGCTCTTGCGAAGATCAGCCCAGCCGTTCACGCCTAGCGTTTGGATTTTGTACTGCATAACTAACCTCCGCACCCGCACCCGACATATCCGACCTTTACCGCCTCCGTCACGCACGACATATCGCCACAGATTGCAATATGCGACAACGCAAAGGCTGGACGTTCGCCGTAGTAATGATGCATTGACCATTTGGCGGGACGCTTGTCACACACCACGCAGTCACACTCATAACCCACGGCGTTGCACGCCTCACCCTTATGGCGTTGCCACTCTGCCACCTCTTTTTTCTGCTGGGGAGTTAACATCTTAAACCTCCCCAATCGCCGTGCGGTTGCGGTGTGCTAACGACTGATTCAGCGACGAATCCCAATGACCATCTTCGTAGATTTCTATGGGGTAAAAATCGCTTCCGTGAAGCGTAAACCCGAAACCCTTTTCGTCTGTTTGCAAGGTTGCCAGCCCCGCCTTAAATAACTGCATTAAGAAAATAAGGTTTGAGCCACTAACCGACATTTGCCCAGCCTCACTCAATGCTAATTCTGCTTTCGTCCATTCTCTTTTCGTTTCCATTTTTTTGTATCTCCCTTTTTTGTTAATTGAAAAAACCAGCCGACACACGCCAGCCGATAATTTCAAAATATCCATAGCCGACAACCAAAACCCGAACGCCACGATGCAAGACCAGACGGATGCGGGAGAGGGAGATTTGAACTCCCCTTCCCCCGCCCCACGCCACACACATACCGCCGAGTGTGTAGCCACGGATGCCCTTGGAGAACTTAAACATCGCAGTCTCCAAAATTATCCGTCACGAACTTCGTTCCAGCGTAATCGGGAACGCCGTAATCGGATGCCCCGAACTTCCGTGCTTCCACCTCCTCCCAATGGTCAAGGTAGAGTTTACGAGCCACACGGAAGCCACGATTTGACGAATAGTGGCCTTTATCGTTTGGGTCAGTCATCCACCGCAAAAACGAATCGGAAACCGCTGGATTTTTGCGAACCCATTTTTTCCAATCCGATTTGTTGCCGTACGACTCCACCCAATCACACCACGCCTCTGCGTTCAAATGATCGCCGAGGAACTCTTGGAATAGAGCCTCCGTGTCATCGTCCTCCGTCATCATCACGTCCGAGGAAACCGCAGTCTCTCCCGCATAATGCGAGGGAAGCCGAGAATCCACGCCACGGAAACCTAGCTCCGTCTGCTTGTAGCCCTTGTAGCCTCCAGAGTAGTAGGACGTTGTCGGGTACGTGAATGCCTTGTAAGAGCTATTCGAATACCACACGCCCCGATCATCGTCCCAATGCCCCGCCCCTTCGTTCACGATTAGGTGCTTTCCGTCAGCACGAAGGAAACAGAACTTATTGGAGTACCCAGCGAGGAGATGCAGATTCAACGATGCGTGACTGCTCCACAGCCACTCTCCCGCCGTGTCCCGCTGATTCGGTTTCACGAGGAGATTTGCGAAATGCCAAGTATCGCTGAACTGCTTTTCTGGGGTGGGAATTGTCAAAATCCCGTTATGAATAAAGGCGGTAGAATCATCCACCAAAAAGGGGTGACAATTCGCCTCATTCTTGTCTCCGTGCGTTGCCATTCTCAAATGAATGATGGCGGGATATTCCTTAAACTTTTCGAGAGTGTGTAGAATACCATCCAACTTCATTGAACGCACCACGTGGATTTTTTTGCCCAACGCAACGGCCATTCCAAAGCCATCGCCGTTCGCCTTACTTGCCGTGACGATATGGCTAGGTGGGATTTTCCCACCCGCCGTTTTATAGATTGCTAAACACATTATGCTACCCTCCCTTTATTGTGTCCCATTTTGTCGAAGGCAACGTTGCCCCAACCATTGTTAATGAGACGATTTTTTAGAGCCAAAACGGAACAGCCGATTCCGCTTGCGATTTTTTCCAGCCCGACTTCCGAAACAGCAAACCACGCCGAGCCGTTTGGCTCGTAAATAAATGGGATGCTATTGACCATAGCGAAACAGCGGGGAATGCCACGTGTCCCGCTTGTAGGTACTGGTATCCGCAGTCTCCGTGCCAACTGATCGCAGGACAGCGAAGGAACAATCCACGAAGCCTTCAATTCCTCTGCGAGACAATCCAACGTGAAGTTAAGATTGCCACACGCCGATGCAATAGCAGGACGTGATTCGTGTGTGGATTCAGCCACAGCGGATTCACGCTCCCGCCACATCCTAGAACGTAGCTCCCGCTGGATGCTGGATTGAACCTCTTTATACTGGTCAACGAATTGGGAGAGATTCGGCCAGCGGAGAAGCCGTGCATCCGATTCGTCTCTGGATTTCAAAAAATCCAAGAAACCATCTTCCGTACGCACCGACTTTTCTGCCTCACCGAACGCCCAAACCGCCTCCGCAAACTCCACCGCACGAAGGATTGAGGCGGGACGAAGATTGCCCCGAAAAATCCGCAATTCGTGTGTGCTATGCCGAGGATTCGTATTGACCGCCACGTAGCGATCAGAGCAACGCCGACTGCGTCCGTTTATGTAACGCCCAGCGTCAGCCTTATTGCGAATCGTGTGAAACTTACACCAACGACTATTTTCCCGCCCAGCGAGGGAGAGAACGAAATTGCGAATGGCGGGATGTTCCACAGCCAAAACCGCAGATGCGTCCTTTCCGCTCATACCGAACTGGGGGATATGCGTATGCAAACCACACGTGGACGTGTCCCACGATTGCAGACCACGCCTCACAGATTGCGTCAGCAAACCGCCCCACATTTCCGTGTGATACTTTCTGCCCATAGGACGTGTAACGATTTCAAAGCCGTGCGATAGACTGCCATCGCCTTTGATAATCACACGTTCGCCCTCGGAGTTAAGAGCGGAAAGAACCTCGGATGCCTTTTCCGAGATATTTTCGCCGACATACTCCACTTCCAATTCAACGCCAATGGTAGGCAGTCCGTCCAACGCTGGAGCGGTACGAGCATCACTTCCGAGAATCACGTTCGGCATTTTAGTTTTTCTCCTTCCGTGTGTGCTTTGATACGTTCCATTTTTCAGCGTAAGAATCACGATCTCCGAACGAATACGACGAGAAGTATTCTACGGAACTCACACGTGCGAGAGTTTCAGTTTTTTTGCGAATGTCTTGAACGGCCTTCGCTTCCGTTGTGTTTTGTGTTTCCATACTCAAAAAGTACACCTGCCAGCCTTCAGCGTCAACTTTTTATTACACACCTACAGAGAGTGTCAGGGGGTGTGTGTCACCAAAAAAAACGATTTCCAGGGAACGTCAAAAATCAAAACACACCACGTTGCACGTCAACGATTTCCAAAAAAGGGGGAAAAAAAGAAAAGAAACAAAATCACACATCATCCAATCCGTCCATAGAGAGCAGAGTTTAGAGAACCCCTTGACGTGTGATATTCTTTTGGCGTTGGTCTTTTGCGTCCGTTTCAAATCACACACCACGCACCCGCAACTACACGCCTCAAATCACACCCGCCCAAACGCCGACCGCCACGCCCAGCCGACCAGCCCGACCGCCCCCGCCCGAACCGCCGACCGCCGACCGACCGCACTTGCCAAAGCAGTCTGTTTTGAGCAACAAAAACACACGCTTAAAAATACGCCTATAGAAGCCGATTCGACAACGTAGGCAAATACGCACACGGCCACGCAAACGCCCCGCCACGGCCATTCTGGAGTGAATGCAGGGTATCCACGCACGCTTTCGCCACGCTGGCCCCAACGCCACAAGAGCGAGCGTAGCGAGTGAGTGTGGCAAGATCCTACTAGCGAACGGAGTGAGCGAATCAGTAATCCTACCTTGCGAAGCAAGAATGTATTGTATTGTGTATTACAGATACACTTACGTAGTAGGTGTATCTGATTCTCCTTTAGTGTATTATGTATTGGATGATTGATATGACTCTTGCTGATTCTGAGAAGCAAGTGTCATTGGTTGTGTATTGATTCAAGTGAATGAGTATGTAGGACCGGAATGTCCTGGGATTAGATAATCAGAATACTATGATAGTCAGATAGTTATGTTAGTTAGAGACGCAAGATGTTGATAGTGTTGGCATTATAGATTTAACAATGATGATCTACTGCTACATTGATGGGATCTATTTATCGATAAGTATAAGTATTGATATGATAGTAAGGTATATAAAGATAGTATCCATATATGATATGATAATGATATATGAAATATATATTGATGTCGATAAGATTATGATAGATGTGTTTGCTTCTTCATCTATAGTGTTGGAGTTATGTTTACATTCTATAAGTTAAAGATCATAAGTAGTTGTATCTAAAGCTATTGAGTATAAGTTCGATAAGTGGATTGATGTATTGTTATTGTTTATATAGTTATAGATCAGATAGTATGATAGTGATATGATAAGAGATAAGATAGGTAAGTAGATAATGTATTGATTGTATTATGATTATGTAATGAATAGTATGTAAGTTATTGTATGTTAATGTTATAGTGTTATAGTTAATAGATAGTGATAGAGTATTGTATATAGTTATGATGATAAGAGATATAGTATTATTAGTATGATGATATGTATTATGTATGTATGTTGTTATGTGTATTGTTATTATATATGTAGTTGTATATTAGTTAGTTAGTTATCTTTATTAGTATTGGTATATCTTATCTATTATATCTGTATCATTATGTTTATATGTCTATGTTTGTTGTTATTGTTGTTAGTGTTATACTTACTTAATTGTCCTATTCTATTTTATTATTATTATAATCTATATTCTTTATTATCTTTATATACTATACCCATCCCTCTACTTTACTCTATCTACTTATTACTTATTACTATTATTAAATTTTTTTTTAATGAGTGTGTCAACATTTTATGCATAGAAAGTGTCAACCACATACATCAAAGGAGTCCCATGCGGCCATATTCTGGGAGTCCCATGGGGTATATCATATGGGTGTCATAAGGGGTGTCATTTGACAAAAGATTGATTATGACCTACAAGTGGTTGCGTGAAGCACAAGATTGCCGAGGAGACACTTATGGTGAAGTGTGAAACCAAGGTTAAGAAGCGGTGGCGTGTGGCTTTCCTAGAGGCTACGGCTGCTGGGCGTAATTTCACCGATGCGTGTAAAGAGGCAAAGGTGTCACGTCCTGTGGTGTGGCGTAATATGGCTCTCCCCCGATTTAAGCGGGAGTTCGAGTGGGCCAAGAAATGTGCGAATGAGCGTTTGGAAGTGGAGGCGTATAGTAGGGCGATCAATGGGAGTGACCGACTTTTGGAGTTTATGCTCAAGAGCCGTATGCCTGAAGTGTATGGCGACAAGATGCATGTAAAGACCACGCACGAGACGACCCTAACGCTTGCGGATATTTCCGCGAAGTTGCGTACACGGGCCTTGGCTGGCACTAACTGATTGAAACTGGCCGTCGCATTGGCGGTTATGGTGCTGTTGGCGGGATGCAATAGCGAGGAGTCCCAATGGGGTAACGGGTGGGGGAGGTGGCAAGGGGATCCTAATACGAAATATCCAAACACCCCTACCATGGGGTCTGCCGTGGATGCGGGGGAGTCCCGATGAGTAACCTAAAACCCTCCGACGTGCTTGCAGAAGTTATCGCCAACCCTGCGGGTAGCTTCGAGATGATGAAGATTCGTAACAAACTTGGCCAGATGGTTAACCCTAAAGCCAACGCTCACCAGATCCGACTCGCCAAAGCATGGCAATACGCCTTCAAGGAGGGCAAACCCCTGCGTATCTTGAGTCTCAAACCCCGGCAGGTAGGCTCAAGTACGTTCTGCGTATGGCTTGCGTACCTTGCGACACGGGGATTGGGGTCGAGAGGGGTGTTGATCGCCGACGATTACGGAAATACAAAAAATTTATGGCATATTTTGCGTCAATACTCCCAAAACGATCCCTTCCCATGGGGTACTGAGTGTGATGTGACCGATTCGGAGGCCAGAATGGGGAATGGTCGCCTAGTTCCTGACACCGCCATCAATCCGAAGGCGGGTAGGTCGGGTACTTTACAGGTTCTGATGGCATCGGAGGTTGCATGGTGGCCAGCCACAGGAGCTAGGGCTGCGGGGGATACCATGGTGTCGCTACTCAACTCAATTTCCACCGCCCCTGGCACGATTATTTTATGTGAATCGACCCCTGCGGGGGCTAACGGGTGGTTCTACCAAACATGGCAGGATGCGGCCACGCTGGATAACCCCGAAAATGGGAATGGGTGGATTAAGGTGTTCACCCCGTGGTTCGAGTTCGATGAACACGTTGCCGATCCTAAAAATTTCGCCGGAGACGGCGACCCAGAGGAGCTTAAGGGCATTGAGCTGTATGGTTGGACACCAGAACAAGTGGCGTGGCGCAGGCAAGTCATCAGGCAGAATTGTAATAACGACATACGTATGTTCAATCAGGAGTACCCTACCGATGATGCGTCGTGTTTCTTGGTTACAGGGCGACCAGCTTTCGATCCAGATGGGGTTCAGTACATCACGGCACAGGCATCTCAAATCATACCTCAAGGCCACTACCACCTTACCGAACAGAACTCTGGTAAAATATCGGTATCCCCAGGACACGATGGGTGGTTGACCATATGGGAAGAGCCTCGTGTTGGGTGTCGCTACGTGGTTAGTGCCGACGTAGCCACGGGTGCAGATCAGACGAAAGGGCAGAACCCAGATTGTCACTCAGTACAAGTTTGGCGGGATCAGTACATCGATAAGAATGGGATCACGTACAAACGGAGACTCGTTGCACGTATACGCCCCCCGTGCCGTGTCGCTATCGACAGACTCGCATGGATGGTTGAGATGGTATCCCGATACTATGGAAGAACGCTTGTGATTGTTGAGGTCAACGGTCCAGGGCTGGCTCTAGTCGTGCTGGTTAAGAACAAGGTAAACCTTTACCGCCGGCAGGTGTTCGATATGTCCTCACAAAAGACGACTACCAAATTGGGCTGGGATACGACAAGTTCGACCCGCCCTATGCTTATCGCATTGGTATCCGAAGGGGTTCGAGAGAAGACACTTGATATCGCATGTCCACGGGTTGCACAGGAACTAGGAAAAACAGTTGTCCATGACAACGGAAAGATTCAGGCTGCCGAAGGGAGTCACGACGACGATGTGATGTCACTTGGCCTAGCCCTACACGCTTTGAGCCAAGGAACCATATACACTCAGCCCACGATAAAGGCCAAGATGCCAGACGACTACAAGGTACAGAACGACGCAAAGCTAACAAAAGCCCTAATTCCAGCCATGTAGCGCGAATTTAGGCCATTGTAGTTGCTTTTTACTTTTGACTCGGACAGAATTACTAAATGGGCGCACCAAGCACAGAACAGGTCGCATCCTTGGCTGCGGAACTTATCCGTCAAATCATGTCCAAGGGTAGCGATAAAAGTGGTACTGGCGAGTGGTACACACGGGACAGCCTTCGATACCACACCGACAGAATCACAAAGCATCTATCTGTTGCTCTCACCCAGATTGACGGGAACTCAGCAAATCCAGACGATAGCGGGGAAACTTTCAAGGATCATTTAGCGAGGGTTGTATGTCGAGCAGTATTCGCTTATATAAAAGCAAATGACCGATGATATTGCACTCGTTGTTATTTCTATAGGACTTTTATGGCTCTGGTACGAAAGCAAGGCTTAAAGAGAAGTGGTACGTTAAGGCGTACGCCACTACGTCGTGTCTCAAAGAAGAGGGCGAAACAGAACAAGGAGTACAGCCGACTTCGCAAAGAGTTTTTAACCACAAGACCCATTTGCGATGCGTGCGGTGGTAAGGCTACGGAGATCCACCATAAGCGGGGTCGATTCCAAGCACGCCTGTTAGACCAAGATTACTTTGCACCACTCTGCCAAACCTGCCACCAAAAGGTTCACCTGAACCCGAAGTGGGCTTACTCTATCGGGTTGATGATTCCACGCTGACCTTCTTGGCCTGTTGAGCGAGGTGGGCCTGCCAATGCAAGTCCCAAGCCTCGTTCAGAGCCTCAGGTGAAACATAAAAACGGGAACTCATAGCATCTGCATTTCTGCACGCTTGGAGCTTTCCATGCTCCTCCAGATCTCAATTTTTGATTGGGCGGTAAGCATGAGCCACTTCAGCTTTTCTTCACCAGCAATCGCCTCCTTGATTCCAAGTAAGTGCTGATTGTAGTCGGGGTGTCCGTGAGCATACCTTTCTTGGCCAGCGATAGTTTTTTCTCCAGCGATCATGGCATCCTTCATCAACCTCGCCTTGACGGAGTCGGTGAAGTGCTCCAAGTAGTGCCGATTTGCTTTTGCCTCGGCAAGTTTTTCAGCGTGTTCACGCATCCAGTCTGAAATTGCGATTGGATCTATGTCGCTCATCGTTCAGCCTGGATTTCGTGAACATCGCACGACTCTGCAAACCTTGCATATGTGGCGATGATGCGTTCGTCCATCATAGATGCTTGCTGAAAGCTGTTCGATGTAATTATCGTAGGTAACTTGTTTGCAAGCCTGCCTTCAGCAATTAGGTACATCCCCTCCATTACTGGACCAGTTTGCTGTTCTTTCCCAAGATCGTCCAAGAACAAAACACCAACCTTACAAATCCTGTCGATCTCTTCTTCACGGCCATCCCGTGAACTCATGGACAGCTTCATTCCAAGCCTGACAGACGATACCGCATCAATGGAGCGACCACGCAATAAGGCACGACGCAGAGCCGTGAACGCCGCTCTGGTTTTTCCGATTCGATGGGGACCAGTCACCCAGAGTCCTTTTGACCCCTTTTCGTTCCACGCATCAAAAATAATCTTCACGGAAAACGGAAGTCTGTCTGGTTCTGTCTCGCGATACGCCGGCGGGCATACCTTTTTCCATATCTCGTCACATCTCTCAAGGTGACGCATAGCGATTTCTTCTTCACGTTTTTTCTCCCAATCGACCTTGGGCTTGTTTTTGACTGCACGCTCCAGCGAGTCCAATGCTTTTTCCATTTCTGTTGTCATGTTAGTTTTTGCCACGGCGTTTACCTATATTAGCCATAGCCTCCTCTCTTCTTTTTTGCAAATAATCTTCCCAGAGTGTTGCGGCTTTCATCGCATCCTCTTTGTTTGTGAAAGAAAATAATGGGTCTGGGTGTTTACCCCCCATAACAAACCTATGCCCCATTGGGTTTTCGCCGCAAACATCACTTCGAGTCCATAGGTTAAATCTGTCATCTTCACGTCTAATAAAAACTTCAACTGCGATGTTCATATAATGACCTTCTTAATAGTTCCAGGCGGGAGAATGTCCTTAAACGCCATCCCCTTGTTTATTGGATTCATGCGTTTGAAGTTTCTGTTGCTCTGAAAGTCTGACCAGAATCTTGCAAGAATCGACTGCCATCTCATAATCGGCCTTCCAGAGAGTTCCCAATTCATGTCATTCAATCTAATGAACTCCGTCTTTAGCCACCCCTCATCAGCCATAAGCCGTTTGCCTTCTGCCATCCATTGTTCGATTGTCGGAACGCCGCTAGTAGCTGGCTTATGGCTACTGGTTATATGGTTATTGGCTTCTGGCTTATGGTTATTCGGCATCAATTCAGCATCAACAGAAACATCAAACTCTGGTTTTTTAACTTCCCTAGTTTTTCTGATATAACGCTTCTGGCTTTCGTTGTGCAACTTGCGGGCCTTACTTTCACGTAAAAGCCTACGTGAGTATATGATCATTCTGTCATCACGAGCAAAGACACCTGCATTTTCAAGCTCGTCAAGTAGTGACTTAACCTTGCTGATTGCTTCTGCCGTGTTTCCAACACCAACAGCCATCGAAAGCATCCTTTCGTCCATCGGTCTGTCAGCATCATTTTTGAGATACCCATACTCTGGGGATCTTGCCATAAGGCAGAGCATATCGATCCAGAGTCCACGGGCTTCCAGACTTACCATTCTGAGGGCGTTGTCCGACATCCAATCCCTTACATAAAACTGCAGGAATTGCATTTTCATTTGGTTTCCTCCTTAATAATTCGGATGAATGTCATTTGGACATCACCCCTTTTGTGTGTGTGAAAAACTGATCGAACCACTCCAGGGTTGTCATCTGGCAAATAGCCGAGTTCGACAAGGCTATCGAGGAGGTCTTTGGTGTCGTAGTTGTCGATATCAAGCAACCTTGGCCGAATGTGGTGGAACCAGATATCGTATGTTTCTTTGCGTCCAGAACAGCTTTTCTTGCCTCCTGCTTTAGCCTTCGATTTATTGCCCAATGAAGTCGCTTTGTCTTGTTTCTGCTTGGAACGGCGTAATTCAGCTCCAGTACCAATATCTCTTGGAATGGAGTACCCAAGTTGTTTAATTTGTCGTCGTGTAACACGGCTCATTATTTTCCTTTTTTGAGCAAAGCATCGTGCCTTCTAACAATCTAATTATAGCGTGTCAACATTTTTTACTTGCATGAAATATTTTTCTAAATACATTTACCCACGACGGCTATGGGTTCCCCTTCTCGGGGTTCAGCGCGGTTTGTGTGTCCCGCTGGTTTCCTCCCCATAGCCGTCTTTTTTCTACTGAAGAACAACAATTTACACGAAAAAGATCAAAAAAAGCTAGACACGCCCATTTTATCCCATATGGTCAAGCTATGGGGAAACAAGATCTTGTAACACTACACATCCCGAGGGAAGTGGCAGACGCACTCGAAGGCATCTGCGAAAAACATTGTTTTGGAAAATGGACTTATCTTGCCAGAAGAATTTTGGCTCTCTACGTAAGAGAACAAACAGAAACAACAAAAGGAGGAAAAAAATGAGTGACGAGATTATCGTACATAACGGAAACCACAATTCGATTACATCCAACTGGAGGCAGTCCACGGATGTCGCTCACGTCTGCCGAGAAATCGTAAATCAGACCGCCAAGAATATTGGGGGTCGCAGGTATGTGCAGGTCGAGGGATGGCAGAGCATCGCCACGGCGTACGGGTGCGTAGCATCAGCTAGAGATGTTGAGAAAATCGAGGGCGGTTACAGGGCAATCGGCGAAGTTAAGAGAATGGACAATGGTCAAGTAATCTCTCAGGCCGAAGGCTTTGTCGGAGACGACGAGGCGACTTGGGGTAAGCGTCCAGTCTACGCACGCAGGGCCATGGCACAGACACGAGCGATTAGCAGAGCCTGCAGATCCGCATTCGCACACGTGGTTGTGCTAATCGACAAATCTTTGTCGACCACGCCGGCGGAGGAGGTGCCAGAGGGAGGCTTTGAACCCACCCCCAAGACATTCACAGTCCGAGAGGTATCTGCAACTGAAATCACACAAGCTCCACGGCAAGATGAAATGTACGTAAGAAAAGCAACACAGCTCAAGTCTGCGGAGGTTACAATTGAGCGAATGGAGCAACCAGAGGAAAAGCCAAAGAAAGCTCCCGCTAAAATCACACAAGCCACAGGTGGGTGGCGTGACGTAACAATGCGTTTTGGCTCAAAGAAGGGCAACACTCTTGGAGATATTGAGGCCAACGATCAGCGGTACCTAAAGTGGCTCTCATCTACATTTGAGCCTGGACTCAAAAAAGACGGAACTCCGTGGCCAGAGGACGTTAAGTTGCGAACTGCGCTGGACGAGTTCAAGCGGGAGTGCGAATCCGAGAAGTCGGTGCCAACCTCAAGCTATGCTACTGGTGAGGATGAGGGCGTGCCGTTTTGACCCCTTACCAACTCGATAGAGCCGCAGTAAACTTTGTGTTCACGCTAGATCAGCCAGAGCTAAACTTTGGAACTCAGGCAAGGAAACTTGTCAGGAGGGACGATCCAGACACAAGTCACGATGCGGCAAAATCAGTAGATACATCCCGCCTAGAGGCTATGGTCTATGATGCAATCAAAACATTTGGGGAAACTGGGTGCATAAGCGACCAGATTAGAGACGCATTCCCAAATATGCCGTACTCATCTGTGACAGCGAGGTACAAGGCTCTTATGGATAAAGGAATGATCGTAGATACTGGAAAAAGAAAGCCCGGCAAATCTGGAAGAGGACAAAGAGTAATGAGGATATCAAATGCCATCTGTGCTACCGCTTAGATCGTCAAGCATCAAGAGAAGGGTTCTGTGCCCTGGATCTGCAAAAATGGAGTTTGGGCTTCCAGATACAAACACTCCAGAAGCAGAACACGGGACAATGTTGCATGAGGTAATGGCTGGCACAAAAGACAAGGAAGGGCTGTCACACGACGACCTAAAGCTTGTTGAGGATGCCACAGAAATGCGTGATGCAGTTCATAGGCAGATTATCTCTACATCGGGGAAAGCCTTGGGGGAATCGATAACTGGATTACGCAAAGAGATCGAGGTCGAGCTTTTCCTGAGGGACGACCAGCTGAACCCGCTTATCTCTGGGCACGCAGACGAGGTGCTAATCAACGAGACAAAACGCTCTGCACTTATCGTTGACTACAAGTTTGGAAAGATTCCAGTAGATGATGCTCCAGATAATCTACAGCTTCGCACGTACGCAGTTATGCTTGCAGACCAAGAGGATCTTGATGAAGTTTGGGCGGCAATCATACAGCCAGCAGTATCTGGTAATGAAAACACCACAATAGCTCTGTTTGACAAGAAGGCATTACTAAGCTGGAAGAACAGATTGGCAGAACTTGCGTCAATAGTTAACTCTGAAGAGCCTCCGTTAATTGCATCGCAGGAAGCCTGCCACTACTGCAAGGCTAGAGGAATTTGTCCTGCAGCCAGAGAGCAAATGTCAAGGATTGTGACACACGACAAAATGCCTTTATCGGTAGAGTCCCTGCCGGAACTGCTTGCTAAATGCATTATAGCCGAGCGAGTGGTCGAAAAGATTAGATCTGCAGCTAGAGAACTACTGGCAGACAATCCAGAAGCAATACCAGGCTGGAGGCTGAAGCCAGTACAAAGAAGGGTAATTAGAGACCCCGTTCTTGCCTTTGAGAAAATATCAGACGTTATGTCATCTCAGGACTTTGCAACAGCCTGTTCTGTCAAGATAGCCGAGCTAGAAAGAAAATTCGTGCAGACGATGGTAGCGAGCGGAATGAAGCCGGGTGAGGCAAAAAGGGAATTTGGAGCAAAAATGGGAGATGCAATAGACACAAGGACGGACAACTGGCTAGTACCAAATAAATAGAGTTGTAAAAAGACTAGACTAGACGTATAAACTAGTCATGTCAGCCATAGGGCAAGTTCCCATAGCTCCCGCTGTTGCGGCTCCAATACCCGTTGGGGCTATCTCCGTTTCATCATTAGCCGCCCTAACTCTGGCGCAGCAAGATACCATTGTAAGGGGAACTGTCGTAGTTACGGCAACTGGGTCTTTTGTGTATACAGGCTATGGAAGCAAGACATCATCGGCTAATTATGTAGTGCTAGTTGATACGGCCCAATTTGCAACCCTTGCAAATGTAGAAACACACCGACAAGACCAAGACGACGTACATGGGATTTATGACACGGCCTACTTGGCGTACAAAGAAGATAGCTCAAATATTTTTCACAGAAACCTGCTTGGTTGGCCTTCTGGATCAATGACTAGCGCAAGGGGGACGGAACAAAGCTTCCATAACTACGGATCTTCTCCGACACTTTTTGACGGGACTGAGGGTTGGTCAACAACATCAAGGCCAATCTACTACGTTCCTATATTCATCAAAAATACTGCGTCGGTTGCGTTTAGCTTAAGGATTCCAGTAAAGAATTATTCTGGATTCATCTCGGCCGCCCTATTTGCCGGCGATAACTACAACGGATCTACACAACCCACTTCGAATGGGCACATGACCCTTGTTCGCAATCTTGGAACAAACCTTGTAGTAAACGCAGAGGATGAAACAGCCGTATTTACTCCAGCAACATTTGGAGTTAAAAGGGGCTGGCATTTTATAGCATTAAGCTTTACCACGGATCCTACAGGGAAAGTCTACAGATCTATATACAGCCCTAACGGCCCAACACCCGCAGAGCAGATGTTCGGAATGCAGCAACGCAGATCGTTCATTGAGGATACAACTGAAAAGCAAAGAAGAATTGGAAGCGTAATCCGAAGAGTGGATGGCACGCCAACTTGGCCCCCAGATACATCTACAGCACCAAGACTTTTTAATTATGTAGAGAACCCAGTAACCCCGAAGTTGATTTACCAATTTACCGGGCCAGATGGATCTGTCGCTGTTTCCAACACAAATAACACGAGGCCGTCATACATGGAGCCGTCCATTGATTACAGTTCATACGCATATCCGTCAGTCCAAAGATTCAATGACGGAAGCCCACCATCATCACCAGCATTACTTAGCTTTGCGTCAGTAAGCGCGCAGGGTGGATATAACCTATTGGCATCTGCTGTCGCAGGGGCATACAACATAAATACAAGCACAAGGTTCCAAATAGATTTTTCGTCGGTAGCGCATAGAATTACCGAATGCAAATTTTATACGCGCTCAACAGCGACTGGTCCAACAAACATACAGACGTTCATTTACTCTGGTCTATCATCGCCATCAAGCGGATTAACTTCGAGCAATACCGCAGTTTCAACCACAAGCACTTGGCAAATTGCTTCCTTTAGTCCTGCAGGAATTGCACCGCTTTCTACATATACGCAAATACAAATAATTGGGTATGGGGGCACAGCAGCTGCGGCATCGGGAAACTGGCGAATTGACAATATTGAGATCCGTGGGACATATAAACACCCAGACAGTCCCGCAGACTGGTCTGGAATGAACTCCAGTAATCACTATTTTGGATTTAGTGAAGTTGTGCCATTATTTTACTGGGGATACAATAGTTTGGTTACTGCTGGAAGTTACTCAAACATATGAGCCTTAACAGCAACAGCTCGGTTCGGGCGGCCAAGATAGGTGGACAACCACCTCAGTTGGGAAGTGAGGGCGTAGGTCCATACGCAGGCATGACTCAGTTATCTTGGGTGGCCCCCGCTCGGCCTGGCTGTTGCTGTTAGGGCTATGATTCAGAGGATTGGCATGAGTCCAGATGACCATAAGGCAATACTAGAGGTCAGGGAGAGAATCCTTGTTATGGAGGAACGCCAACGAGCAATAATGGCGATGTTGGAGCAAAGCCTAAGTAGATACGCAGATTTACACAACAGGGTAACATCACTAGAAGCACTAAGACACAAGCTGTGGGGTATAGTAGCCGTAATAGGATTCTTATTTACTATTGCGTGGGAACTGCTTAAATCAAAGATCAAATGAACAAGGCAATACAACTGCTTGTTAGGGAGTTAAGCCTGCTACGAAGGGTTGTATATGAAGTCTCGGATATGGTTAGGGCATCTGAGAACAGGGTGAGCGATGAGGTTGGCGAATTTCACGCAGATCGGGTTGTTGACGCAATTAAGAAACTAAACGACTTCTACACGACAGAGAAACTACAAATAGAAAAAATAAAGGAGGAGTTATGCAAATAGTAACATGGATAACATCAAATTGGGAGGCAGTAATCGCATTGGTTGGAGGAGTGGTAATTCTTGCGAGAGTTATTGTCAAACTCACGCCAACGCCAGCAGACGATAGCGTACTTGAGAAGGTGGTGAACTTTCTGAAGGGCGTTGGCCTCCACATCGACGAGAAAAAGTGATAGGGGCAATACTTGGACTTATAGCTGGCCTTGCTACGGCGATGGCTGCGTACTATAAGTACAAAAGCCTCAGACTTCCAAAGGACATAGAAGATGATGCTAAAAAAGCCCGTGATGCTAGGCATCGCCAAATTGACGGCTGGCTCGGCCATGGTCGTCCTCCTGCTGGCGGGATGCGCGACGACAACTAGCCCAATATCACACAGCTACGACGCTCCTTCACGTCTTATGAAGGCCTGGGATGAGCAAGAACAAAAAAACGGCAAAGCTCCTTACTGGTCCAAGGCTTTGTTTGGCGAAGCGTTACATGAAATCGTGGAGCGTGACGCACAAATTGAATCGAAATGAGACTCACGAACCCAAGGGCAGTAAGCCCAATAAGGTATAGCCCAAAAGTAGTATCCAAGCCAAGCAAGAGGCCATCATACACGAGGGAGCAAGCCAAGGCATTATTGTCCGATTTTAACCTGTCTAAAGAGCCTGTAGTAATACTTGGCTTCAGGGGGTACTACTTGGACAGCGTTGGAGAAAAGGGAAAGAACGACAGGGGTGTTTATGATGACGCAATTATTATAACCTCTGATAAGTGCCATTCTACGTATAATGCAAATACCGACCCAAGTCTATATAAAAGTGGCATAGCCTCACTAGTCCCTGGAAAATACTTGTACAAGATTGGAGTCCACGGATTGTCCAAGCCAAAGGCACAGCAGTACGAGGCGTTAGTGCAGGCAGAACCTGTAATAGTGGCAAGGGATGACGGGCAGACCGAGGAGGGGTGGTTCGGCATAAATATCCACAAGGGATATAACACGACAACAGGATCTGCTGGATGCCAAACAATTGCACCCGACCAATGGCAGGCATTCATAGAAACGATAAAACAGCAATTAGTGTTTTACAAACGCAAGGTTGTGACCTATTTGTTATTAGACAAACAAGGGTAAAAATGAACGTAACCCGCAAATGGAGAAGATGGATGGCAGTAGGCTGTACGCACGCTGGCCACCTAGATTACAAGGCTTGGAAAGAGGTGCTCGCATTTAAGGAACGATGGAAGCCAGAAACAACTATCCACTTAGGTGATTTTTTAGATACAAGTGCATGGCGTGCTGGGGCAAGGAATAGTCAAGACGACCCAGACAAAGGGGCATCGATATCAGACGATTACTTGATAGGAATATCACACCTCAAAGAACTAGCACCCCAAGTTGTAATGCTTGGAAACCACGAATGGAGAGTATGGGAACTAGTCAGGAGTAGTTCAGCAATAATTGCGTATGCAGCGGAAGAGGGCGTTAAGTGCATCGAGGGTGCGATCAAAAAAATGAAAGCCAGAATGTTTGAGTACGACATCGAGAAGGGCGTGTTTGCTCTTGGTAATACATACTTTATTCACGGGTATTCGCACGGGGAAGCGGCCGTAAGGGATGCCGTAGAGAGCTATGGAAAACCAGTAGTGATGGCACATTTGCATAGGCCAGAAATAGCCAGGGGAAGAATACTCGGTGCGCCGACTGGACTTTGCACAGGGACTTTAGCTAATATAGGGGCTATGGGCTATGCGAGAAGGAGACGAGCAACCCTCCGCTGGGGGCACGGATTCTGCTATGGGGAGTACGCCCATGATGCTTGCGTAAGTTGGCTTGCAACACCAACCAAAGGAGAATGGAGGCTTCCAGCATAATGCTACACAGGTATCCAAAAGATAAGAACGAATGGACTAAGATACTCCACTCAGCACTAACTAACCAAGCTGTGAAAGTTCCGAAGGATTGGTTAACGTCGGATCAGGTAGGGGAAGAGATGGGAGTCAATAGGGCGCAAGCAACGAAATTCCTGAAGATGTTAAAAATGAAAGGTCTTGTCGAAATACAGTACTTTCGGATATGCGTTAATGACGAATACAGCATCGTAAGGGAAGTGGCCCACTATAAGCTTTCTAAAAAAATAAGAAAAACATTGTTGACAGGGAAGTAACGTAACTCTATACAAATCAAATATGGCTGAGAATCCAAGTGGCGAAAAGCCCTTGCAAACAAGTCCCGAGTCGTCGCCGACTGCGGGAGTAACCTCTAGTCAACCCCGTGAGGACTTTTGGGCTACCGCAACTGCTGGTGGCGATCTTGAAAAAGCTCTTGCACAGGAGGCTGGCGTTGAGACATCGAAACCCACCGAACCAGAAAAGACTGAGGCAAAGGAAGAGCCAGTAGAGGCAGTAGCCGAAACTAGCGATGCCCAGCAAGCCGAGGATTCGAAGCCAGAGACTGCAGGCGATGACGAGGATTCAGACGAAGCTCCCTCCCGTGTAAGGTTAAACCTTAAAAACATGGGCGAGAATAGTCGGAAAGCCGCATTGTTGTTAAAGCAGGGAGTGCCGATTGAAGATATCGCAAAGGTTCTCGTTAATGAGAATCAAGCGGATCAGCAGGAGGCAGTATCAGAAGATTTCGAAGACCCTCAAATCACGGACGCACAGGAAAGCCTGCGTGTTGCCGGTGAAGAACTTGCTGAACTTACCAAGGGTGTTGAAGCTGATTACGATATTGCAAAAATCGCTAAACTCGGCCCAACCCTAAAGAAGTACTTGGACGCTCAAAATGATCTTCGAAAAGCTACGGATGAAGCCGTAGCAAGCCGAAATTACGAGTCCCAAGCCTCAAAGTCCAGAGAGCGTGCCTTATCTAAGTTTCCAGAGGCTGCCGACCCAGAAAGCCCGCTACGGCTTATGGTCATCGGCCTATGGAATAAGGCAAGCGACAAGGACAAGTCAGACCCAGCGTTCATTGAGGCTGTCACCGACAAGGCGGCAACCCTATTGAGCATGAAACCTGTTTCGGAACGGGCTAAGAAGGATGTTTCAACGCCGCCCCCAGCAAAAGCAACTCAAAAAGCTCCAGCCAAGGTAGCTCCTCACGCAACGCCTGTTAGTGGCTCTGCCACTACGAGTGTTGCCCCAAGATCATCGGAAGAGGAGTTTTCAGAGGCCCTGACGGCTTTGTTGGGTAGCGATAAGCACCTACTTAGCTAGGTCTAGCGATTGCTAGATCATTAAAGGCCTAAAAGCTCTTCTCCGAAAAGGAGAAATCAAATGGCATTAAATAATCTTACTGTCTCGACCTTCTCTGATTTGGTTGCAAAATACCCTAATGCTCGTCAGAAAATTTGGGCGGCGAAAGCCATCCAGACGACCAGCCGGGTCAATTTGTTTGCCAAAATGGAAGGTGCAGAAGGCAGCGGAAAACCCGTCGTCCGTAAGGATGACCTCAAAAAAACTCGTGGAGACAAAATTGTTTTCACAGTAGCGGCCCCTCTGGGCAGCCGTGCCACCCTCGGGGCCGAGACCCTGCGTGGAAGCGAAGAAACCCTGAAACTCGGAACCTTCGAACTGCAGATCGACTTGCGCCGTCATGCGGCCGGCTTGGATGACAAGCACCGGATGCTGACTGCTGTTGAGTTGGACTATATCATCGCCGAACAGCTTGGTGCCCACCAGGGCATGACCCAGCAGGACGACTTGATGATGATGTTCCGCCGCAAGGCGATCGTTTCCAACTCTCTCTTCGGTGGAAATAAGTCCGGCATCGCCGCTCTAAAGAGCGCAGACGTCGTGAACAAAACCATCGTTGAAACTGCTGGCGAGATCCTAAAGAGCCGTGGTGGTGAACCCGCCATGGTTCAGACCTACGGAGAACAGGACGTTCAGCGTTACTTCTATGTCAGCAGCCACACGGCTCTGAACAATCTACGTAACAGCCTTAACTCGGAGTACGGCTCTGCCGCTCCCCGTGAAGGTAAGAACCCCTTGTTCACAGGCGAGCATCTCGACTGGAACGGCCACATTATTGTCCCTCACCTGACTGTTGATCATGACGGCTACGGCCCTGTCGGCTCTCCGCTGTTGCCCAAGGCATTCCTTGGAACCGCAATTGCCGCTGGAACCACAGCTATCGACATCACCGGCGGGCGTGACTCTACTGGTGCTGCTCTCACTCGTCCGCTCTACTTCGGATTCTTCAACAACTATGACTACCTCTTCACCGAGGATCAGAGTGCTGTTTCCGATACGACGGATCGCTATGTCATCATCTATAACCTTTCTGGTGCTGATGCTGGCAAGTGGGGCTTCTATCGCTACCGCACAAACAACGGCAATAAGCTGACCATCCACAGCGCCGCCTCTCGTTTGGCCGCCGCCTCTTCTGGCGTTGCAGCCACGACTGTTGGCAACGTGACTTGGAGCAGCACCCTCAACACCGACGCTCACCCTGCTGGATCGCTCATCATCGAAGCGAACAGCTACGGCGTTCCGATCGGCTATTCCTTGGTACTCGGCAAGAACGCCGCGTTCCGTGGATACGGCAATCCTCCGTTCAAACGGATCTCGGATGATGAGGACTATGAGTTCAAGAAGGCAGAAGGATATCAGGTCTGTTACGGCCAAAGCCCTCTGTACGACACGAACAATGAGCCTCGCAACTATTCCTTGGTGACTCACGCTGTGACTTACCCCGGAATCGTTCTGCCTACCATTTCCTAATACTAGGAAACAAAGGTCTGGACTAGGGGCGACTTGGTGTGCTATACATCGAGTCGCCCCTATCCTTTTTATG